TTGCATCTCTAGTTTTTCTTTCAAAGATGTTTTCTTTAATTCCAGAGTTCTAACTGCATCTTTCTTATCTCTTATCTTATCTCGAATAATATTATTCATCGCTGAGAATATCTTAATGTCCAATAAATCTTCTATCACCTCTCTTCGATTTGATCCTGACAACTGCATAAATGGAACAAATGTACTACTACCCAGTATAACGATTTGTGTGAATGACTTATAATTCATCTTCACAACATTTTGTTCTAACCATTTTTGTTGATCATTTGCAGCAGAGGATTGATTCATCATCTGTCCGTTACGATGAATCTCAAACACATTTGGTTTGATACCTCTACGAATAAACCAATCAACTGAACCGATTTGAAAATCTAATTCAACTACACAATCTTTTTCATTTGTGGCATTTACAAGTTGTGACTTATTAATTTTACGAAAAGGTTTATTAAACAAAACAAAAGTAAGTGCATCTAACATGGTAGATTTACCAGCACCATTTGTTCCGATAATTACTGTATTCGATTTTTTATTAAGGTCAATTTCTGTCCATTGATTTCCAGTGGAAAGCAAGTTACGCCATTTTATCTTTTTGAAACAAATCATTCTTTGGAGGAACCACGATATCGTCTGGTCTAATTATATTATACATGTAATCATGTATTTCGCAAGCCCTTATTGCTACATCATCATCTATTTCTATTACACTCATTTCTGGATAATTATCTTCCATCGATACTAATTCAGCATATCTATCTGCATCATCTTCTTCTTCAAACATCAAAAGAACTTTCCCACCATCATCATCTTCGATGGAAAAAGCACCCTCGTCTTCAAAACCTTTAACCGCTAAGATAAACATTACTCAACCTCACAAGCCTCCTTATAAACATCTTGAAGTATATTTGTGATTGTAAATTTATCCAAATCTACTTCAGATTCTTGTATATATCTATTTAACAAAGAGATTGTGTCTTCAGATTCTTCTGCTTCAAATTCTTCTCCCTCAGTAAAATCAAAGTTTTCAACAATCTTAAGTTCTGCTAGATTAGATGAATAAAGTTTATCAATATACTTTTCAAATTGTTTTGGATCTGACTTCTTACGAACAATCACCTTGACTATCTTTTGGTTGTACTTGGTGATGTCCAGCATTTGATGTGGTGTATCTTCATAATATAAATTATGAAATAACTGATAGGGATTATTAACTGGTGTATGTTCTAAAGTATCTGTATCAAACAAATGAAATCCACGTTTTCGATCATTCACATCATTCCAATACATTTCATATGGATTGCCTAGATAAAATACATTTCCTTGATTTGATCTCATATGATAGTGTCCAGTAAAGACTCGATCAAACTTATCAAATACTTTTGAATCCATTCCATGCTCCATGTAATGACCACGAGTTGCCATAAAACCATTTAGTTCAAGATGACCCATGACACATGGAGAATCACTTTGTTCTATAACTTCTAATGTTTTCTCTTCATTCTCAGAATTAATCCAAGGCACGAATAAGAATTTTGTTTTATCTATTGTAACCTCTTCAGCTTCTGAATATATTTTTACATTGTCGTACTCTCTTAGAAAAAGATCTACACCACTTAAGTCATTCGTATTTTTATAATATGCTGTATGATTACCTATAATTGTATGAACATCGATTCCCAATTCTGATAATTTATCATAATAATTATTTTTTGCCCATTCGAGTGACACAAAATCCACACCTTTACGACTATCAAAAGTATCACCCATATCAACTATGGTTGTAATGCCTTCTTTAATTAAAGTCGGAAAGAATATATCTTCGTAAAATTTTAAAAAATAATCATGAAATAATTTTGAGTTTTTTCTCGCACCAAAATGTTGGTCTGTAATAATAGCAATCTTCACTGATAATTCATCCTTGTTTGCACTGAGT